AAACCAATTTTTATTATATTAGCAGATGATAGAAGTTTAACTTTTACATTTAAGTTAAATGGACATACAGTCAAAGCAAATTGATAGATTGTTTCAGCAGATAGCTGCAAAGCATGGTATCAATAAGAATACCGTGAGGATGATTGTCAGCACTCAGTTTGAGGTTGTTAAGGATACAATGAAAAAGGTTGATTCATATAATAATTTCTTTCCGTATGTAAGATTACCGTATTTTTGTTGTTTCAAGGTTAAGAATGGTAAGAAAGAATTTTTCAAGAGAAAGAGTAAAAAAATCATAGACGATGTTTATTCTCAATCAGAACATAGTAACGATAGAGCCGAAGATGCTCCTACTTCCGGAATTCAAAAAGATCTGGGATAGAGATTCGAATAAATTAAAGAAAAGGGCAAATGATGAGTTTGCCTATATTTATTTTGTCGGAGATTATAAAAGCGAGTATAATATATATGGTATAGAAAAGCGTCAGACAGTAGCCAAGGAGATAATGAATGATGCTTATTATATTCCCGATGAACTGGTAGAGAAAGCCCTTGAAAAATATATAAAGCTTCAGGAGACATCATCAATGCGATATCTCCGTAGTGTCCGGGAGACAGTAGACTCACTAATGCAGTATTATGACCAGTTAAGGTTTCGTAGTGGACAGGATGATGTTCTTAAGTATGATGCATCAAACGTCACCAGGGCATTAAAAGATGTAGAGAGTATAATAGAGAAACTTGAGAAATGGGAAAAGAAGGTTTATGAGGAAGAAGAACAGATGATTATTCGTGGTGGTGGAAAGGTTGGATTATTCGAAGATAAGGAGAAAGCAACATGGATGGCATCGCGGTCCCAATAGAAAAAGGTTATTTTAAGAATACTCCACATTATAACACTGAGGATTGGTGCGCCAGCGCCTTGCATTTTAAAGAATTTGGCAGATACACAAACTTACCACCTAACGATCATCCTTCATCACGATATTATAAATTCTGGGAAGAAGAAGCAAGACGATCGGTATATGGTTACGATATTGGCCGGGACAGGATCCCCGGCTATTTTTATTGGTATCTGAACTATTCTCCTATCTATGTAGCAATAGAATTACCTTCAGATAAAGATATCGATAAAGAAGAACTGGAAAGATTATACGAACAGGCACAGGCAGACAGACAATTCAAACTACCTGACTTCTGGGATGGTGACTATCAATACTATTGGTATCTTGATGATGCTGAGAAATCCGGTGAACATGGAGTAATAATAAAGACAAGAGGTAGAGGATATTCATTCAAGGGTGGTGGTATGTGCAACCGGAACTACTATCTTATCCCAGGATCCAAGAGTTTCGTATTCGCAGATGATAAAGCTTATCTTATAGAAGACGGACTACTCTCCAAGTGTTGGGAGATGATGGACCATATCGAACAGCATACACCATGGGGAAAACGTAGACAGAAATCCGATACTATGATGCATAAGAGAGCATCATATATTATTAATAGTGGTGGTCTTAAGATAGAAAAAGGATTTAAAAGTGAGATAATGGGTATCTCGCTTAAGAATAACTGGAACAAAGCCAGGGGGAAAAGAGGTAAGTTGATCCTTTATGAAGAATCCGGAAAGAATCCCAACCTATTAAAAGCATGGAACGTATCATTAAAAAGCATGCAGCAGGGTCGTCTTACATTTGGTCTACAAGTAGGATTTGGTACCGGTGGTACGGAAGATGAAGATTTCATTGGTCTGGAACAGTTATTCTATGAAGGAGGCGCATATAATATTCATCTGGTTCCAAACATCTGGGATGAAGGGGCACTAAATACAAAGAGTGGTCATTTCATATCTGTAGAACAGAACCTTGAAGGTGCCATGGATAAAGATGGCAACTCACTTAAAGATATTGCCAGGCAGTTAACAGATCATTCCCGGGCAAAAGTTACATCAAGTACCAAGAATCCTGAGACTATAACACGGTTTATAGCAGAAGAACCACGTACTCCCCAGGAAGCTTCCATGCGTCTTGGAGGAACAATATTTCCAGTAAAAGATCTTAAGGCACATCTTAATTATATCCGGGCACATACAGATAAATTTGAGGGACAGGAATATCTTGGAACACTCGAGATAAATGAAGAGACTCAAAAGATAGAATGGAAACCTGATGACTCAGTAAGACCAATACGCAAATATCCTGAACTGGATAAGAAGAATGTAGAAGGAGCAATAGTCATCTATGAACATCCTGTAATAACAGATGGTGAAATTCCCTGGGGTGTTTATCTTGCTGGTAATGATACATATGATCATGATGAGAGTACTACAGATTCTCTTGGAAGTACATTCATAATGAATAAACTCACTGAACGTATAGTAGCGGAATATACAGGTCGGCCAGGTACAGCAAATGAATATTATGAGAATGTACGCAGACTACTTATATATTATAGAGCAATATGTAACTATGAAAACAACTGGAAAGGTCTTTTTACTTATCTTAATACTCGCCATAGTTCTCATCTCCTTTGCGATACACCAAGGATTATCGCGGATAAGATCTTTGACAAATCACTCTTAAACAGAGGCAAAGGTACACCGGCAACAGAACCAATTCAGAAATGGGGAAGAGAACAAATACTAATCTGGCTTACTACTCCTATAGAAGTTGGTAGTGAAATATTAAATCTCCATAGAATACGATCAATTCCTTTACTACAGGAGTTAATTTATTGGAACTCAAAAGGTAACTTTGATAGGGTGGATGCTATCCAAATGTTGATGATACTTAAAGAAGATATGCAGAATATCATGGTTGAGGATCCCAATAAAAAACCGCAGGATAATATCAGTCCTTTCTTTTTACGTCAACAGATGTTCCAGGAAAAACTACGTGAGAAAAACGATCCTATTGTTAATCATCTTGGTAAGAGACTCCAATTACTTAATAGAAATAAATCTTAAAACATACTGCAATGGCAATGTCAATTTATCATTTTCCTTCACAGAAGAAGTTGTTAGTTGAAAAAACTGAACAATGGGGCAAAGAATGTATTGAGGCTGGACTAACGATAACTTACGGAGATACCAGTAAGATACGAAAGACCAGGATGGCCAAACAACTTAATTTTGATCTTATCAATGGCATAATCGATGAATCGGATATCGAAAGAGCTTTTAACCCAATGGGAATAAAAGGAGTTAACTTCCCGGCCAAGATACAGAACTATCCTATTGAACTATCCAAATTTAATGTTCTTAAAGGAGAAGAAGGAAAGAGAAGATTCGATTATAAGTTAAGATGTATAAGTCCAGATGTTATAAGTCAGAAAAGTTTCATGATGGGACAACAGGTAACAGATCTTGTCATGGAAGAACTTACAAATTCTGATTATAATGAAGAACAGGCAGCAAGACGATTAAAGCAATTACAACATTATCATCAGTATGAATTTCAGGATTATTCGGAAGTGATGGGTCAGAGGATCCTTGACTATTTCTGGTATACCGAAAAGATGAAAGATATGTTCTCTGATGCTTTCTATGATGTTCTTATTGGTGCAGAAGAGATATATGAGATACCTATAATACATGGAGAACCGGTTCCCACAAAAAGAAACGTACTTAATATTTCTACATTTGGTGGAGGAGATAGTTATAAGGTGGAAGATTCGGAGATCATTATAGATAGCGGATATGTCCCAATAGGTAAGATAATTGATGATTACTGGGATGTTCTTACAGCTGACGAGATTGATAAACTGGAAAGTGGATTCCGTGAAAACAGGTTTGCCGGCCATATAGTATTTAGTGGTCCTATAGATAGCGAAAAAGAACTTGTAGATCTTGGTACATCACAACTTATCACTGTAGATGGTCCTACCCAGAATGCATTTGGTGGTCATTTCGACATGGAAGGTAATGTATATGTAGGCAAGGTAGTCTGGAAAAGTCGCAGAAAGATAGGTACACTTAAATATTTCGATAAGCAAGGTAATGAACAGGAGACAGTAGTTGATGAGAACTTTCCATTAAAACAGTTTGAAAATCTTGGTTGGACGATCGACTGGCGCTGGATCAATGAATGGTGGCAGGGACATAAGATTGGAGCCGATATGTACAAGAGGATAGAACCTCTCCCGCGTATAGGAAGTAAGTTTTCCAATCCTTCAATATGTATACCCCCTTATGTTGGTACTATATATTCAATAGGTGGTGGCACCTCAGTATCACTTATGGACCGGGTTAAACCATATAAATATCTTTACAATGTTTATATGAGAAGAGTTGAACTTGCCAGTGCAAGAAACAAAGGAGTGATAGCAGAACTGGACCTTGCAGAAATTCCTGATGGATGGGATGAGGAACTGGTGATGATGTATGCAGAGGCCAATGGCTATATGGTCATTGACTCATTCAAAGAAGGTAAGAAAGGATCATCAACCGGTAAACTGATATCTACTATCAAGCAAAGGAATTCCAATGTGATGAATCTTAATAGTGCAGATGTTATCCGGGCCAACCTGGAACTGGCACGTTATGTAAAATATGAACTTGGTGAGATAGCCGGCATAACACCTCAGCGTGAAGGACAGATTGATAACCGTGAGACTTATGGTGGAGTGGAAAGATCTGTAACACAAAGTTCACATATCACTGAAGAGTGGTTCCGGATCCACGATAATACAAAACTACGCGTACAGGAATGTCTTCTCGAGACAGCTAAGTATGCATGGAAGAATGCTACAGGAGAAAATGCCAAGAAACTGCAGTATGTAGATGATGGCATGATAACACATCTCTTTGAAGTAGATGGAAAGAAATTTGCAGAGACAGAATATGGATATTACGTATCTGATGGATCAGCAGATGCAGAACTCATATCTGCAATAAAACAACTTTCCCTGGCTGCACTACAGAATGATAAAGCAACATTTGCAGATCTGTTTACTATCTATCGAGATACCAGTGTATCAGGTATGATACGTAAACTGGAAAATAGTGAAGAGAAGAGAAACCAGAGAGAAGATGATGCTCGGAAAGAACAGCTTGCAAGTAATGAAAGAGTACAACAGGCTATGCAGGAACTAGAGATGATGAAGATGGAGCAGGCGGAGAGAATAGAAAACAATCGTCTGGATGCAGAACTCTATCAGAAAGAACTGGATATAGAACTAGGTTATGCAAAGTTGGATCAGGATCAGGGACTCGGTAAGATGACCGATGAAGAGACAGAGAATAGAAAACATGAACTTGAGAAACTCAGAATGCAGTTGGATCAACGTAAATTGGAGATGAAAGAAAAGAGCAAACAGTTCTATGATAAGCTAAATGAGACTAAAAATATAACGCGCATGCAAATTGCAAGTAGCGAAAAGATCGCACGATCAAGGCCAAAACCAGCAACTATAAAAAAATAATTTATAAAATTTAATTTTATAGTTTTATCTATAGGAAAGATTTTTAAATGAGACTTGGTAGTGGTGATACTCTTGTCTTATACAAATGTAATTTTTAAACTTGTACTAATTTGAAAGGAGAAAAAATGGCAAAGCAGCAAAATTCAGATGATCATCTTTTCGAAAGCATGGACATTTCAGGTTTCGAAAATGCTCTTCTTGAAGTCGATAAGCCAGACACAGTTGACCTTGATAATGAACTGGATGAACCTGGTGACGATGTAAAGAGTAGCAAAGCTGGTGGTGGAGCACCTGCTAAAGATGATAAAACCGGTAAGACAGCCGGCAAGGAAACTAAAGACAATTCATTTATTGTAGATGCTCAACCCGGTGATAACGAACCGGAGGATGATGACGATGTAAAAGCAGGACAGAAAAAAGAGAAAGACAAAAAGGGTGGGAGTGCACCAGAAATTATTGAAGGGAACGAATCTCCTGTCTATCTCCATGCTGCGGCTCTTCAGGAACATGGTGTACTCCCTAACTTTGATTTAAAAAGCCTGGACGGTCTGGAACCGGAAGAAGGGATTCTAAAGATCAATGAACATATTCAGAAACAGATCGAGGAATCTATTCAGGAAGGTGTCGAGGAATACAAATCCACAATAGGAGAAAAAGCAAGACAGTTTATTGATGATCTTGAAAAAGGTATTCCATTTGATGCTCTGGCTGATAATTATACACTTGAAGAGAGATATGGATCTATCACTCCAAAAGTTCTTGAAAATGATCCTGAATTACAGAAACAGGTCTATTCAGACCTTTTGTCATTAAAAGGATTTTCTGATACAAAGATCAAAAAGATGATTGCAACAGCAGAAGAAAAAGAAGAACTGCTTGAGGAATCAGTCGATGGTCTTAAAGAGATCCAGTCTACAATAGAAGATGACAGGAAACAGGCAAGATATAATGCTGAACAGGAAAAACGTGAACGCGAGAAACGTAATGCAGACACAAAAATCCTTATTCAGAACACAGTAAAATCCACAAAAGAGATATTCCCTGGTGTAGAAATAAATGATGATGACAGGAAAGAACTTGTCAGGATGCTTACTGTTCCTGTTAACTATACTGATAAAGGTGGAAAGACTATTCCTATGAGTTCTGCCATGGCTGCCAGGGCAAAAGATCCGGTAAGCTTCGAATTAAGACTTGCCTATTTTGTAAAGAATGGATTCTTTGATTCAAAGATAAAAGATGGAGCATTCGATATCTTCACCAAAAAACTTGAAACATCTGCAACTAAACGTCTTTCAAACATTCTCAATAATGATAAGAGAACTACAGGCAAACCTGTAACGGAAAATCAAAAAGAGATTGACAGGAAGAAAAAAGAGGACTCTGGGGATTTTATGTTTCCACAGCAGGTCTATAATAGTCGATAAACTTAATCGTTCTAAATCAAATAAAAATGCAACGAGTATCACCACTTCAGGAGTATGAACCCAAAGATTGGTCTGGTTTAACAACCAAAACCCATCTGGGTGCGATCTATCAGAACAAACCACAGGAAACAAGCACGATGATAAATCTGCTTTACCGGGCCAACAGGGGAACCAATTTCGGTCTTTTCCTACAGAAATTCTCCCCTCTGTATTTGAAAACGGATGATGATTTCCGTTGGAGACTGCAGGGATCCTCAAAGAAAAACGTTCCTCTGGTTTCATGTTTCGTGAACGGCAGCGTCATCACAGTAGCATCACAGGCTGGTAAGAATGGAGCACGTTTTACACTTACATTCCCGGAACAGTATTTCTCAGACACTAACCTGATAGTTGGTGAAAAGAATTCTGTATATCCGATAAGGATTGTAGGTCTTCCGGTTCCTAATGGAACATTATGGGATTATGAATGCGAACTGTTCACAGGTGACCCCGATCTTTATGTACCTTATGATGAACTGGTGGCAGGGAAAAGATTCTCAAAAGAATGGTCAATCGTTGAGAAGACTCTTTCCATAAAAGGTGGTACGCCATCTTATACCTCTCCTTTCTCGATGAAGAATACCTTCTCTATGATAAGGATGCAGGATACCAGACCAGGTAATATGATCAGCAGGCCGGTTGCTTTCTCATGGAAGACTATTGATTCCAGTGGAAAAGAGAAGATCATGACCACATGGACACAGTATGCCGACTGGGAATTTGAAACACAGTTCCAGGATATGAAAGATAAACTTATCAACTTTGCCACGACCAACAGAGCAGATGATGGTACTTTCAAGCAGATCGGTTACAGTGGTTTCAAGATTGAACAGGGAGCAGGCCTTGAGCAGCAGATTGAAGCATCGAACGTTCTTTTCTACAATGATTTTGATGTGGATATCGAATGGCTTACAGAAGCTATCATGGATCTCACCGATGATTCCAAAGGAACATATGGTCAGACACGTCAGGTCCTTCTGCGTACTGGTAAATGGGGAGCATATAACTTCCATAAGGCAATAAAGAACTATACTACTCTGTATACTCCTTTCAATACTCCTGAAGGTCCATATAAGTCAGGTAATGGATGGGGATATCATGAGAACTATGTTCAGTACTGGGGCCCTGATGGAACACAACTTGGTGTTCTTGTGGATCCTGCCTTTGATGATCGTGAACGTAATAAACTCATGCATCCGTCAGGAAAAGGTGTTGCCCAGAGTTATGTATATCAGGCTCTCAATGTTGGACGTACCGGTGGAGAAGACAATATCCGTCTGGTTTACGAAGAAGGAATGGAAGACTTCATGGGTTATCTACCCGGACTAAGAGATCCTTTCCAGGCCAACAACGAACGCAGGTACATGGCTTCTCCTGAAGATGGATATACCTTCCACCGCGCATTTACTGGCGGTTGCATGGTACAGGATCCTACCAGGTGTGTCACCATTAAACCGAGTGTTCTTAACTAACAAATTGTAATAGTAGGAGATATTTTAGCATGGAAACTAAAACAGCAAATAAAGATTCTAAGGGAAGGGCAAAAATTGAGATGGATGCCCTTCCTTCTGAATCTGAAGTTATCACATTGGCCTTACCATATTCTATTAAGGTCAAGAATCTGCGGGAAAAGAAGTATGTAGTCAGACCAATAAGGCGAAAAGGTGCCTGGGTAGGTCCCGATCATGACTCTGCTTTTATGAATGATGGCGCTAAGATGGGAATAGTCATTCCTGTACAAGCCGGCAATGTTCTGGTTAATCCTATTCCGGAGTTTACAAAAGAAGATATTGTAACTCTTGCTTCGGAACTTGGACTTGAAGATCCTCTAAAACTTAATATCCACGTTCCTAAATCCTATTGGAGAGGAAGGACAGTGATGATTGACCGTAATGGTCTTCACCTGGATCTTTCAAGAGTGGAAGATCTAGTTAAATTTCTCGTTCTTCGTGCAGATACCGAAAGGATATCGCGTACATGGGGAGAAAGGTTTGACAGAGGAACATATAAGTTTGCCCTTGTTGAAGAGGGTGAAGAACTGCTGGATAAGGTAAGCAACCTGGAAGAGAAGAAGAATGCATATATTCTCTTTGGTAAGATGGATTCAAGTGTCGATAAGATGAAAGACTTTTTATATGTCTATTACCTTCAGAAGAAAGATGCAAAGAAACCACCAAGGAATGCAACCATAGACCAGTTAAAGAATGAGATTGGTAAGATCATTGAGGATGATTTAAAGACTTATCTCTTTATCCTTCAGGATGATTATTATACTCTTAAATTACTCATTCAGAAAGCAAACGAGATTGGTGCTCTTCGCAGGGACCGGTCTATATATTCTCTTCCCGGATCAGATAAACCGATAGGTGTTCTCGAAGATCTTATCGAATACCTTGATGATCCAAAGAATCAGGATGTAAGAATGAAATTACTACATCAGGTAGAAAACGTAAATAACTGATGACAGTCAATCAGATGATAGAATCCTTTCTTGTCTATTACGACAGGATAACCAGTTTCTCTGCTCCGGGTTATACGTCAGGAGAGATAGTGTTATTCCTTAATAATGCACAGGATGATTTTATCAAAGATAGAATGTTCGGACAGAATTTTCAGCCTCCCGCTTTTGAAGATAATCAAAGGCGGGTAGCTGATCTTCAAACTTTATCAGTATTAAGAAATCCAGCTTTATTTGGAACAGATTCATTAGGATGTATATTATATTCATTACCTACCAATCCTATATTTTTATATGCAATAAAATGCATTGCTACATGTACGCGAACAGGATATCCGTTAGTTACTACCGGAGAACTATTTGAATGCAGATTTATTAAATCAGAAGAAATATCAAAACTGATTAGTACAGTACATAATAAAACTCATTTTATAACACCATATTGTACTATTTCAGAAACATATATAAAGATCGTTGTAGACAGATTCACAACAAATTCAGCTATATTATTACAATATATTAAGAAGCCTACAGAACTTATCGCAGGTGGTGACTGTGACTTACCAACACATACTCATCAGGAAGTCGTTGATATAGCTGTCAGGCAAGCATTACAAGTATTACAGGATCCAAGATGGCAAACTGCTGTTACGGAAGAAAAACTCAAATCTAACTAATGAATCTCATTGAACTTCAAATAGCATTTCAACAGAAGATACAGGATACCAATCCTA